GCCATCAGGCACAAGCCCGTCTCGCGCTCCAGATGCTCGCGGGCAGTCGCAATCAGCGATCCGATCAGCGCATCCTCATCGGCACCGTCAAGGCGCAGATGCGCCTTTGCCTCGGCAAGCGTCAGCGGTTCCGCCATGGGCGGATTGGTGTGGGCATAGGTCATGGGGATCCTCGTCGAAGATGATATTCGGCCCCACCCCACCCTCTCCCCGCCGCTGCGGGAAGACGGTGGCGATGGCCGGATGACGGGCAGTTCCGGCAAGCGTCGGTACGCTTGGCCGATCAGCTGACGGCAAACCGCACCAGCTTGATCGCCTCGAAATTCTGCACCCCGCCGCCGACCCGCTTGGTGGTGTAGAACAGCACATAGGGCTTGGCGGAATACGGATCGCGCAGGATGCGCACACCGGCCCGATCGACCACAAGATACCCCGACCGGAAGTCACCAAACGCAAGCGACGTCGAGCTTGCGGCGATGTCAGGCATTTCCTCGGCTTCTGCGATCGGAAAGCCCATCAGCGAGGCTGGCTGCCCCGCACTTGCCGGCGGCCGCCACAGGTAGTTGCCGTCGACATCCTTGAACTTGCGGATATCAGCCTGCACCTTGCGGTTCATCATGAACGTGCCGTTCTGGCGGTGTCCGGCCTTGAGCGCGTAGATCACCTCGATCAGCGTGTCGGAGGGATTGGTCGCCTTCCAGCCGCCGGCAACGCCGGTTGCGATATAGCCAAGACTGCCCCAGGCCCAGCTCGCATCGGCAACAGCCGTATAGGCGAGAAAACCCTTCGGCTTGTTTACCCCGTCACCGCGCACGAAGGCATCGCCCTCCTGCTCGGCAAAGACGATATCCACCTCGCCGGCGATCCAGGCCTCCATGTCGACAGCCGCGTCGTCGAGCAGCGCCTGCGTGGCGGCCGGCATGGCGTAGAGTTCCATGGTCGGGAAGGCGAGTTCGGCCAGAAGCGGCGTGTTGGTCTGCGGCCGCGCCGCCGTTTCCGCCACCCAGCCGGTGGTCAGCCCCGTCGTCGAGAACGGCTTCTTCAGAACCGAGGTCGAGACGGTGCGCACGGTCGAAAGCGCCCGCATCGGCGACACGACGGACACGCGGCGGCCGATTTCCGTGTCGGTCTCCGGCGGCACCAGATAGCCGCCATCGGCGCCGACCCCGACCGAAAACGCCTTCGCCTCCAGCTCGCGCAGCCCTGAATCCTCGCCGCGACGGATATAGGCGTCGAACCCCGCCTTGTGCTCCATCGCTTCGGGCGAAAGATCGCCGCTCTGGCCATAGCCACCCCGGCCACCGAGCGGCGGTCGCGCCTTCTTCAGCGCCAGCTGGTCCAGCACCCGTTTCTGGTCGTCCATGGCCCGGTTGATGCGGTCCACCTTGTCGCGGGTCACCACGTCGGCGGTCAGCTTCTGCTCGATCTCGCCGATTCTTCGGTCGTTGACGTCCTTGAACGCCTCGAACGCTTCCATGAATTCATCGAGCGCGGCCGTCACCGTTTCCGGCACGGCTTTCACTTCCGGCGCCACGGCGGCATTTCCAGTTACATGTCCCTGTCCCGTCATCATGTCCTGTCCTTCTCTGTTAAGCCTTGTTCTGCCTGAACGACGATCTCCACATCATCTTCGCCGCCCGCCGCATCTGGCGAACCAGCTCCGTCTCGCGGTCGCGGAAGAACCGCTGATGCTTGACGTCGGACACCCGTGCCGATGGCAGCATCGGAAAGGTCACGACGGAGATTTCCCAAAGATCCGCCTCGAGAATGCGCCGCACCCCCGTCTTTGCGTCGGTGCGCGCCCGCACGGTTCGAAAGCCGATCGAGAGCCCGTCCAGCGCACCGGATTTCATCAGCGCCAGAACCTCCCGCGATCGGGCGACGCCCGGCGACAGAACGCCTTCGACGTAAAGCCCGCGACCATCCTCGCGGATCGTCTTCCAGGCGCCGATCGGCTCATTCGGGTCGTGCTGGTAAAGCATGCGCACCCCCGGCGCGCCGCGTTCGACAAGCGAGGAGAGAAACGCCCCCCGTTCGATCCGGTCACGACCGAGATCGACCTCGCCGAACACGCTGGCATAACCGGAAAACGTGCCGTCGCCGGCAATGCCGGCCAGTTCCAGATTGGCGAATTTGCGCACATTCGGGCGCATGGGCGGGCATTGCCCGCGGTCAGCGTGCATCGGGATCTCCTGCAATGTCATTGGACCTGTCGACCCCATCCGCCCGCGGCAGAGGGAGTTCGCCGTCGGGAGTGCCTTACTCCCTGCGGCGCCCGTATCGCCCGGCTAAGCGCGACAGCGCGCCCAGCACCCACCAGGCTGAGAGACTGGCGGCAGCCGATCCCGCCAGCAAGGTCTCCGGCTCGGGAAGCTCACCGCTGATCCCCAGGCGTGCCATCAGCCACAGCCCGGCCGGCCCGCCGAAGATCAGTCCGCAGGCCACCCCGGTCAGAAACCTGCTCGCCGCCTCGTGCCCGCTTTTCGGCAGGAGATAGACCAGCGAAACGCCCGCACCCGCCACCGCACCTGCGGTCCGCGCAGCCCACACGCCGAGCGTTCCCGGATCATGCCCAAGGTCAGCCATCGTTAAACTTTCTGGGTTATGTTGAGAGTGTCAGCCGGTAAGCGGATCTTCATCCGCAACCGCCAAGGCCTCGCGCATCTTCACGCGCCACATGAGGCTGGCAGGTTTTCATCAATCCCCTGAATCGCTTGAGAGACAGCGTTGACGAGTTGAGTCAGGGGGGTGAGAAGTTGAGTCTCTCAGTTTCCGTCGTCTGCCGGTGCGTCCGCTAAAAGATCGGGCGGCAGCTGACGGCCGTGTCGAATGTGGGAAACGGAGACGATCCCCTTCTCCATCCCGTAGTCGATGACATATTCGCCGGACACGAAACGGCGCCGGCCTTCCAGCGCCTCAATCGGGCTCCCGGCTTGCGGATAGTCCAGCAAGAGCCGCATCGATCCCCGCAACTGCCGCAGCACCGCTTCGGCGGCGCGCGGATTGAAACGCTCCAGATACCGCTGCTCGCTTCTCAGAAAGAGCGCCGCATCCTTGGAGAGCCTGATCCGCATCAGGCGGCGTCGCTCTTCTTCTCGTCGAGCACCTCCGCGAAGAACTCCTCCGCATCGACGAATTCGCCGCGCGCAATTTGTTCCTCGCCCTTGCGGATCTGCAGGATGTCATTCCCCTCCGCCATCAGATAATATTTCAACGCCCGGACAATCACCCAGCTTCTGCTGCGATCGGATGTCTCGGCGATCTTCTCGATATCGTCGAGAATGTCCTGCGGCACGCGCAAGGTGATCGGGTCCGAGAGAACGGGCTTTTCGGCCTTCTTGTCAGAGTTGGCGTCTGCCATGACGATCTCCATCTGTAATACACCGTATTACAAATTACACCTTGCGCCGCGATCGCGCAATCACGCCGAATAACCCACCGCCTCGCGCTTCTCGTCCTCGGTCAGGAAGGCTGCAGCACCAATCCGCGCCCACAGCGCCTCACGCTCGGCCGACAGCCCGGCCACCCGGTCGAGATCCGGTTCCAGCCGAAGTCCCTCCCCGAGCGTATCCGAAAGCCAGGCGGAAAAGCTTGCGGCCGTTCGGGCAATCAACGGCAGCACCGTGAGCCGGTAAAGTGCGCGGTTGGCCTCCTGGTAGTTGGCATAGGTATTGTCACCGGGAATGCCGATCAGCATTGGCGGCACGCCGAGCGCCAGCGCAATGTCGCGGGCAGCACCGTTCTTCGCCTCGATGAAATCCATGTCCTTCGGCGAAAGCCCCATCGCCTTCCAGTCCAGCCCGCCTTCCAGAAGCAGCGGCCGGCCGGCATTTACCGCCCCCGAATAGCCCGCCTCCAGTTCGTCCTTCAGCCGCTGATACTGATCCGCGGAAAGATTGCCGCCGTCCTTCGGCTGGTAGACCAGCGCGCCGGACGGTCTTGCGGAATTGTCGAGCAGCGCCTTGTTCCAGCCCGCCGCCGCATTGGAAAGGTCAAGCGCCGCACCTGCTGCCACCAGCGGCGACAGGCCGCAATGGTCGTCGAGCGGATGAAACAGCTTCAGATGCAGCAATCCTGGCCCGTCGCGATCAACAGCAAGCCGTAGCGTCACCTGCCCGGCGCGATAATCGTAGGCCGCAATCCAGCCGTCGCGGCCCTCGACGACGCTGACCCGGTCCGGCCGCAGCAGATGCAGCTCGCGCAGGTCGCCGCCAAGCGCCAGCGGCTCCACATAGGCATTGCCGGACAAAAGCAGATGCCCGTACAGCGCCTCGAAGAAATCCGGCCCGCTCTGGCGGCCGTTCGGACGTGCCAGAAGCGCCAGCGCCGGATGATCGGCTGCCTCGCTCGTACCCCGATAGGCGAGCCACGGCACGGCGGCGGCAGCTTCGGCCACCATCCGCATGGCCCGATAGGCGATCGGGTTCTTCATGAACCCGGCCTTTGCCAGAGCCGCATAGGACCGCCCGGACCAGTGCGCCGCGCCATCGCCAGATACGATCGCAAAGCCCGACGATAGCCCCGACGTCGCCTTGGTTTCCTGAGGCGGCGCGATGCGGGAAAGCCCAGGAAGCCGGAATGGAAATCTCATCGTCTCATCCTTCACTCGATCCGGGATCAATTCCCTCTGAAGACGTTCAGGCCGCCATCGCCGCATCGTCCCGCAGCGCTGCCGCGAACGCTTTCGCGTACCCCGCCACCTGCGCCGCCCGGTCATTGCCATTGATGATTTTTCGCGCCCCGACCCAGTCCGATTTCCCAGGGCCGAAATAATCGCCGAGCTTGCGGCCGGTGAAACTGCCGGCCCGCATGCCCTCGATCAGGATTTTTACTGCCACATCCATCTCCATGGCGCGATGAGGTGCCGTGACCAGATCGATCCCTGTCAGCGCCGACATTTTCTGGTAGTTGCGCCTGTGGGTCAGTTGCACGAGCCCGCGCCCCAGCCAGGTGCGGCCATCGGCATCGTAACGCCAGTACGGCGTCTTCACCGTCCGCAGCCGGCCGGCGCTGTAAGCGCTTTCCAGCCGCACCACCGCAAGCTGATCGGTCTTGGCCAGCGTTTCGCGCACCGGCTGCATCGTCGCTGCCGTCTCGTGAAACGCGGTCGCCAGCGCATAGGCAAGCGCCGCGGGGCCTTCGATGGGGTTGCGCGCCTCCCATGCCTCCAAAACAGCAGCCAACCCGGCCACCTGACCACTTGCCAACCGCCCGCTGAACGGGTTCCTGCGCACGTGATCGAAGAAAAAACTGCGCTCGTATCCCATGTTAATCCTACCCCTTTACCGCGTTCGAAGGTTTCAATCGGTTTAGAAAAAACTAAATCGTTTTAGTCTGTTAGTGACGATTTACTTCGGAGTAAGGATGTGGAACCAATCCAACCATGCGACGTTCATAGGGGCGCACCACCATGATGGTGCAGCGCACAATCCGGAGATCATGATGATGCAGCAGACCGCCCAGACAGCCGCCACGAAATCGGTGCCGCAGCACGTCCTCGAGCGCATGGAATCCGAATGGAAGCAGATGCGCGACAGCGCTCCGGCTGTGCCGGCCAAAAGCTGATTTGCAACTTTTGGCAGTAGCCGACTGTCAGATATAGAACGCTTGAGCGGCCCTGTCCGGGCCGCTTTTCGTTGCGCGGTTCACCAGAAACGCCACACCGGGCCTAGGCTC